CAAGAAGGGACATACTCTTTTTAAACGAAGCTAACGCAATAACTTTAGACGCTTATAACGAATTAGCTATTCGTACTAAAAAGTCTATCTACATTGACTTTAATCCTTCTAATGAGTTCTGGGCGCACACCGAACTAATCAACCAAGAAGATGCTGACTTTATTATTCTTACCTACAAAGACAACGAAGCTTTAGACAAAGGCATAGTAGAACAAATAGAAAAGAACAAAGAGAAAGCCAAGACATCTTCATACTGGGCAAATTGGTGGAATGTTTACGGACTTGGTCAGATAGGTTCTTTAGAGGGTGTTATCTTTTCTAATTGGCAACAAATCGACACTATACCACCTGAAGCAAAACTTGTAGGTTTAGGGTTAGACTTTGGCTACACTAATGACCCTACTGCTATTGTTGAGGTTTATAGTTGGAACGGAAAAAGAATAGTCAATGAATTAGTATATCGAACCAAGATGCTAAATTCAGACATCGCAAAAGAACTACCTAAAGGAACTATTATCTATGCGGATTCAGCAGAACCTAAATCTATCGATGAAATAAGAAGATATGGTATCTCAATAAAAGGCGTAACAAAAGGAAGGGACTCTATCAATTATGGGATAGACATAATGCAAACACAAGACTACCTAATCACAAAGAATAGTCAGAATCTAATCAAAGAATTTAGGGCGTATTGTTGGGACACTAACAAAGTAGGTCAAAGACTAAACAAACCAATAGACAACTACAATCACGCTATTGACGCATTGCGTTATCACGAGATGGAAAGTTTAGGCTTAAAAGCCAATTACGGAAAGTACGCAGTTCGTTAAAAAATCAAAATAAAATCGTTTTATAGTTATGGAAGTTAAGATAACCGTACCAGATAGTCTTAAGGATATTCCTTTACACAAGTACCAAAGATTCCAAAAGGTATTGGATGTAAACAAGGATGCGTCTTTAGATGACTTATTTATTCAAGAGAAAATATTACAGATATTTTGTGATTTACCTTTAAGTGATGCGCTTAAGTATCGTAAGTCTGACATAGACAAGATTACAGAAATGGTAGCACAAACACTTGAGCAGAAACCTAATTTAGTTTTAAGCTTTAAGATAGGGGATACAGAGTTTGGGTTTATTCCTAAACTTGAGGATATGACCTTTGGTGAGTATATCGATTTAGACAACAGTATAGGCGATATTCAAAACCTTCACAAAGCTATGGCGGTTTTATACAGACCAATAAAACAAAAGATAAAAGACAAGTACTTAATCGAAGAATACAGAGGGGATAACTATCACGAAGCAATGAAGCACACTCCAATGGATGCAGTAGTTAGTTCTATGCTTTTTTTTTGGAATTTAGGAATCGAGTTGTCGAAAGCTATGATAGCTTATTTACAGGAGGGGGAGGACTTGACTCCAGAGCAAACTTCGGTGCTAAATGGGGCTGGTATCAGTCTGTCTACGCTCTTGCCGATGGAGATGTTACCAAGTTTGAAGAAATAACGGAACTAAATATGAATACTTGTTTATTGATGCTTACGTTTAAAAAAGAAAAAGCTGACATAGAAGCACAAGAATTAAAAAGAAAGATGCGATGACATACAGAGGGATTCAATCGTTTTACGACTTAACCACCAAAATAAAAGACATCCTACAAGCGGATGAAAATACCAATACGGTAACCTTTGGTGATATTACAGAGGTAGACTTAAACAAACAAACGATATTTCCTTTATCGCATATAATGATAAACAACGTTACGGATAATGGACAGACTTTATCGTATAATATTTCAGTTATGGCTATGGACTTGGTGGATACAAGTAAAGACGCAACGACTGATATATTTGTTGGGAACGATAATAGGCAAGATGTACTAAACACACAATTATCGGTCTTAAATAGATTACACCAAAAATTAAGAAAAGGAACACCACACCAAGATGGGTATCATTTAGAAGGTACTGCATCTTTAGAGGCTTTTTATGATAGATTCGAAAATGAATTGGCAGGATGGGTAAGTACTTTTGAAGTGGTTACTATGAATAACATTGACATATGCAATTAGATAACTTTAAAAAGGCTTTAGAAGCATTTAGGGATAAGGTCGTTGAAGAATCTAAAAAGAACTTGCGTAAAGAACGTAAAGGAGGGGGTGCGTTAGAGAATGAATTAAAAGGAGGTGAAGTAAAGGTAACGCCAAGAAGTTTACAGTTTGAAATTGAGATGCCATACTATGGGGTGTTTCAAGACAAAGGGGTAAGCGGTGTAAAAAAGAAATATAGCACACCTTATTCTTACAAAACTAAAATGCCACCACCAAGCAAACTGGATAAGTGGACGGTAAGAAAAGGCATAGCACCAAGAGATGAAAAAGGAAGATTTATAAGTAGAAAGTCTTTGCAGTTTTTAATAGCAAGAAGTATTTTTTACAACGGAATTAAACCAAGCTTATTTTTTACTAAACCATTTGAAAAGTACGCTAAAGGATTACCTAAAGAATTAGAACAAGCATTTGCTTTAGATACAGAAGCATTTTTGGAATTTACTACTAAACAACAATTAAATGGCTAAAATTAATGTAAGAAGTCCTTATTATGTATCCACTACCCAAACTGGAATGGTATCGGCTTCTATTGATATATATATTTATACAGGAGTAAAAACAACAGACAGACCAGCAAGTCCTAATTATACTTTAAGTTCTAATGCGGTAAGCGCAAGAGTAGATTTTGAGATAGCGGACTTGGTTAAGGATTACATTGAAATGACATTATCTTTTGTCAATAGTCCTTCTATCTTGAATAATGTTTGGGTAGACTATATTGTTACTCGGTATTTTTCTGGTAGTTCTACTGCGCAGCCTTTAGTTCAATTAAGAGGATTTTATGGTTACGGATATATTGAAACTGGTGTTAATCCACAATTAGGGGGGTTTGCTGCTTTGCTTACAAATCGACATATCGTTAAAAACGCCTCTGATGTTTTAAGATTCCCAGTAGACAATGACTTTAACGGAACTACCGTTACTTTTAAGCGCAATGGTTCTGTTTTAAACACAGAAACAATAGTAAGTAGTAACAATTCTTACGACCAAGTAGAATATTTTGTAGCAACAGGAGTAAATACAGATATTGATGAGGTAATAGTTACAACAGGGAATAAATCACAAACCTATACCGTAGAAAACATAGAAGAATGTTTAGACACACCTTATAGATTAACCTTTGTGAATAGATATGGGGCATTACAGAGTCTTACGATGTTTAAGAAGTCTATTCGCAATATGAATACCAATGTAACCTACTACAAAAAGAATATCATTGAGAATGGTAACTACAATTTAGGCGAAGCACAAAAATCAATAGTTTTAAAGAACGCTAACGAATCTTTAACCTTGAATAGTGGTTTCTATCCAGAGAATAATAACGATGTCTTTAAAGAGCTTCTATTAAGCGAATATGTATGGATAAAATATGGTTCAAGTGAAATACCTTGTAACATAGCATCGAGTTCTATTAGTTACAAGACAAGCCGAAACGATAAACTGATTAACTACTCTTTGGATATTGAATTTGCCAATGATGTAGTCCAAAACATTCGATAGATGCAGGTAGTACAACTTTTTGTAAATGGCGAACAAGTAGATATGTTCAAAGACGAGAGTATCACTATTTCGGATAGTGTTGCTACCGTTAAGGATATTTCTAAAATCTACACCGCTTACTCAAGACAATTTACACTACCAGCATCTAAAACAAATAACCGAATCTTTAAACACTACTATAACTATAACATAGTAGGTAATTCTTTTGACGCAAGGTTTAAAGTAGATGCTTATCTAAATGTAAACGGAATTAGATACAAAGATGGTAAGTTAAGATTAAGCGGTGTTAAGTTAAAAGACAATTCACCTGAATCATATCAAGTTACTTTCTTTGGTAATGCGGTAGCGTTAAAAGACTTATTCGGTGAAGATACCTTATCAATGCTTACAGGCGGTACTGAAGGTCTAAATACTTATAACCACAGCTACGACAACCTAACCGTAAGAAGAAGTTTTAATAATTCACAACAACTATTTAGAGGCACACCAAGAGCAGGGGATATTAAGTATAGCTTTATTTCACACTCAAGGGTGTTTAGATATGATGGTACAAGAGTAGTTTCTGATTTTAACGGAGAAATTAATTTAGATAGATATTTATCGCTAACAGACTTAAAACCATCATTAAGGTTAAAGTCTATTATCAAGGCAATACAAGAAAAGTACAATATCACATTTACACAAGACTTTTTCAATACTGCTTACTTCAAAAACTTGTATATGTGGCTTCACAAACAAGCTGGAGTAATGACACAAGCTGCTGAAGAAAATTCCTTAAGAACTTATTTTTCTGATTCAAGTGTTTGGGCATTAACAAGCGGAACTGATTTTAGAGAAGCTGATGGTACTTTATTTACTTACACCGAACCAAGCGGTATCCCATTCCCAACAGGAATAGATGAAGTAAGATATATTTTAGAAACCTACACAGTAAACACCACTTCGGTAGATTATGATGTAGAGATTAATCAAGGCACTATTTATTCATCAAGTGGTAACGGAAATACTATTTTTTCTGTAAACTACACAATAGAGTCTATTAGTGGGGGACAAACACACGAATTAGATTTTACTATTTCAAGTACTGCGGTTCATAGTCCTACTCAAGCTATTAGTTTACAAAAACAAATTAAAAGCGGAACAAGTTGGATAGATAGCGGTTCTCCTTCTGTTTATAGTGTAGCTGCAACTGCGGTAACTACTTATTTGGATGTGCCAAGTCAGATGCCTAATATGAAGGTTTATGACTTTATCATTAACTTGTTTAAGATGCACCAACTTACCGCATCGATAGAAAAAGACTTAAACGGAACAGAAACAGTTGAGGTGCTTCCGTTACAAGATTATTACTCTACAGGGGTAACACACGACATCACTAAAAACATAGACGTAAGTTCAACACAAGTAGATAGACTTATTCCTTACAAAGAAATAAACTTTACATATAAGGGAAGAAAAAGTGCCGCTATTACCGCATACGACCAAGCATATCCTAATGACAAGTTCGGTGATTTAAACTGGAACACTGGCACTAATGATATGGATGGTCAGGCTTATAGTGTAGGTCTGGATTTTGAGCATATGTACTTTGAAAGGATTATAACTTCAGGTGGGGTAACTACACCAGTTCAATATGGTGTGATGGTTAATCAAGATTTAGAACCTATTGTTGGACTTCCTTTGATTCATTGCATTGTTTTAAGGCAAATGCCAGTGAATCCACAACCACAATGGAATAGCTTTCCTTGGAACAATGGTGATGGTACACCAGCGACTTTAGATAAATTTAACGCACCAACAAATATCGATATAGATAATAAATCAATACATTGGGGTGCGCAATATAATGAATATGACCTACCAGTAGTTTTAGAACAACAAAGTCTTTATAATAGATATTACTTTGATTCTATTACTTCGGTATTTGCACAAAATGCAAGAAAGATAACTTACAAGGCTTATTTACCTTTAGGTCTTTTATTGTCTTACAAACTAAACGATAGATTCAGAGTAAATCAAAATACATTCAAGATAGAATCGGTAAACACTAATTTACTAACACAAGAAAGTACTTTAGTTTTATACAACGACCTACCGCCTTCGGCTAATCCAGCAGAAGTGCCTGATATTATAATCGACCCAAGTAGACCAGCGCCAGACATTACAGAACTACCTACGCCTTGTGATAGAACAATGCGATGGAATTATATGGATGATGTTACCGCTTATTTTGTTTATTCAGATGGTGTTAAGGTTGCTCAAACAACACAAGATGTACCATTTTATGAATTTACAGATTTAGATTTTGAATCAAGTCATACGGTGGGTGTTCAGGCGTTATATAATACAGGTTATACGCTTGGTTCTCGAATTGTTAAGGAAGCCACAGAAGGCTTTGATTTGTTTTATTACTTAAACGAATTAGAGGATAGGGCAACTTATTACGAAAACGAATGTGAAAGTTTCAATCTATTAACTGAATTAAACAGATGTTAAAAGCAATATTAGAAGGTTTAAAATACGATGTAAGCGGTGAATATATAGACATCGCTAAAGGAAAGTATAAACTTGAAGAAACCTTTAAGGAGGCACTAACTACAATTAAGAAAGAATGGCGCAAGAAGTAATTTTAAATGTAAAAGCTAACACTAAAGAAGCTGAAGCAAGTCTTAAAGGTGTTAATAGCGAAATAAAAAACACCCAACAAGTAAGCGGTGAGTTAAGTGGTTCGTTAGATAAAATGACTGGCGGTGCTATTACAAAGTTTACTGCGTTTAAGGGCACTTTAAAAAGCGTTACAGGTGGTTTTAAGTCTTTAAGAGTAGCTATTATATCGACAGGAATAGGTGCGCTTATATTAGCAGTTGGTTCTTTGACTGCTGCATTTACTGCAAGTGAAGAAGGGCAAAATAAATTTCGTAAGATATTAGGAATTATTGGTAGTGTTACTGGTAATCTCGTAGACCTATTGGCAGATTTAGGTGAGGGCATTATTAATGTATTTGAGAATCCTAAACAAGCAATAGAAGACTTTAAAAATCTAATAGTAGAAAATATAACTAATAGATTTAATTCACTTCTGGAAACTGTTGGATATGTAGGCAAGGCTATCAAATTAGTTTTTCAGGGTGAGTTTTCACAAGCTTTAGATGTAGGAAAAAAAGCAGCAAGTAGTTTAGTTGATAGTTTTACAGGAATACCTAACACAATAGATAAGGCAAGTGAATCTGTTAAAGGATTTGCAAAAGAAATAGCAGACGATGCAAACGCTGCTGCAAAAATAGCTGACCAAAGAGCCGAAATAGATAAGCGTTCACGACAACTATTAGTAGATAGGGCGCAGGCCGAAAGAGATATAGCAGCTTTAAGAGAAAAGGCTGCTGATAAAGAAAACTTTACCGCAGCAGAGCGTATTAAGTTTTTAGAAGAAGCAGGTCAGATAAGCGAAGATTTAGCAAACAAAGAAATAGCTATTGCTCAATTAAGATTTGAAGCAAAACAAGTAGAGAATAGTTTATCCAAGTCAACCAAAGAAGATTTAGACGAACAAGCGCAATTAGAGGCTGATGTAATTGCTAAACAAACTGCAAGATTAAGACTACAAAAAGCTTTAACTGCCGAATTAACAACCGCAAGAAGGGAAGATGCTGCTGAAGCGGATAGATTAGCTAAAGAAGAACAGGCTAAATTAGATGAGGCTGCAAAGAAAGAAGTAGAAAGATTAGCAGCTATTGAAAAGATTCAGGATGAGTTTAAGTTAAAGCAAGACGAAAAAGACGCACAAACTAATCTTCAAAAAGCAGAACTTGAAGAACAAAGAAGACTTGCTGAATTAGATGCGTTAAATGCAACTGAAGAACAAAAACAAGCGATAAGAGATTATTACGCAGGAGTTAAATTAGATGCGGAGAAAGCAGATACTGAAGCATCTATTGAATTATCAAATAAAGAAGCCGAAGCTAAAAGACAAAACCTTGCTGCGGTAGGTGGTGCATTAAGTAATTTTGCGTCTTTAGTGGGAGAGCAAACAGGGGCAGGAAAAGCTGCTGCTATTGCTGCTACTTTGATTAGTACTTATCAGTCTGCTCAAGATAGTTACAAGTCTTTAGCAGGTATTCCTATTGTTGGGCCAGCGTTAGGTGCTGCTGCTGCTGCCGTTGCTGTTGCGTCTGGTTTAAAACAAATACAAGCTATTAAGTCTGTTAAAGTTCCCAAGAGTAGAGGTGCGGAAGGTGGTGGAGGTGCTACTCCATCGGCTTCAGGATTTACTGCTGCTGCCCAAGCACCACAATTTAATGTTATCGGAGGTGGCGCACAGAATCAGTTAGCAGGATTATTAGCAGACCAATCACAAAAACCAGTTAAGGCTTATGTAGTGAGTAACGAAGTAAGTACTGCACAAAGTTTAGATAGGAATATCGTAGAAAGTGCCACTTTAGGATAATTTGGTTTTTACCAAACCTTAAAAAACAAAAACACAAACTTAATCGTTTTATAGATATGCGCATTATAGAATTAATAATAGACGAAGAACAAGAAAATGGTATTGATGCTATTTCGATTGTAGAGCATCCTGCTATTGAAGAAAACTTTATTGCTCTTAACAAAAATAAGGAATACAAGTTTCAAGAAGTAGATAATGAGAAGCGCATCTTAATGGGTGCATTACTTATTCCTAATAAAGCTATTTATCGTAAAGATAAAAACGATGAGTACTATATCTACTTTACTAAAAAGACTATTCGTAAGGCTTCAGAATTATTCCTACAAAAAGGAAATCAACACAATTCAACCTTTGAGCATTTATACAAAATAGATGGACTTACTTTAGTTGAAAGTTGGATAGTAGAAGATAAAGAAAAAGATAAGTCTGCTTTATACGGAATGGATGTGCCAGTTGGTACTTGGATGGGAAGCGTTAAAGTCGATAACGATGAGGTATGGAATGACTATGTAAAGACAGGGGTTGTTAAAGGCTTTAGTATTGAGGGATTCTTTGCTGAAAAAGAAAGAGAAGAAGAAATTAAAAAAGAAATAGAAGCAGGACTTAAACTATTAGAGATAAAACAAGCGCTTCTAAAGTACGAACTTGAATCTTATACAGATTACCCCCAAGCTGCAAGAAATAACGCTAAAAGAGCGTTAGAATGGGCTGAAAAGAATGGATGGGGTTCTTGTGGAGAGGCAACAGGGAAACAAAGAGCCAATCAGTTAGCTAAAGGTGAACCTATATCAAGGGACACAATCGCAAGAATGGCATCTTTTAAAAGACATCAACAACACAAAGATGTTCCTTATTCTGAAGGATGCGGTGGATTAATGTGGGATGCTTGGGGCGGTGATGCTGGTATTAATTGGGCAATTCGTAAACTAAAACAAATCGACAATGAGTAAGGCGTGTTATTGTAAAGACACAAACACTTATTCTATTGAGTGTTGTGATGGTAGTTTGTGGGCGCAAGGCATTGGCGTAATTAGAAAAAGTCAATTCTATTTACTACAAGAAAACATCGATTTAATTTTACAAGAAAATAATAGTACAATAATTTTATAATTATGGCAGATAAAAAAATATCACAATTAGGTGAAGCCACCGCATTAGTAGGTACGGAACTTTTAGTGACAGTACAAAGCGGAGTAACAAAACAAACCACAGTCAACAAAATTAAAAATACATTAGTACCTTATAATTTAATCGTACAAGCAGACCAAGTAGTTAATTTAAGTAGTTCAATATTTGACCAAGCAATGTTAGTAAAATTAACTTGGTCAGGCGATTCAGGAAATATGACGCTCAACCTACCAAGCGCATCTGCTACACCAAACAGAGCATTAAGGTTTGTTTCTAATGGTGGTTTTAACGCAAACACAAGAGTATATTTAACACCTACGGGTGGCGATACACTTGATGGTTCTAATAGTCACTATGAAATAAACAAAACCTACGAAGGAATCAAGATTTGGTCTGATGGTAGTGAGTGGTTTATTATACAAAAGAAAGGATAAAAATGCAAAATAAATAAATCAATCGTTTAATAATTAAATAACTATTTTATGAAAACAACCGAAATGTTAAAGCGTATCCAAACGCTTCTTAATACTCGTGTTGAACTTGAAGACCGCAAGTTAGATAATGGTACTGTTATTTCTGCTGATGAATTTGCAGAAGGGCAGCCAGTATTTATCGTTACTGAAGATGAGCGTATTCCTATGCCTATCGGAGAGTATCAAATGGAAGATGGTTCTATGCTTGTTGTAGAAGAAGAAGGAGTTATCGCTGCAATTAAATCTGCCGAAGAAGAAGTGGAAGAAGTTGTAGAAGAAGAAGCGCAAGTAGAAGAAGAAATGAGCGAAGTGAAAGAGCCAAAGAAAGTGGTAGAAAGCACAGTAGTAGAAACTCATTTTTCTGATGAACAAAAATCTGAACTTGTAGAAGCTATTCTTTCAAGCGTAAATCCTTTGATTGAGGAATTACAAAACAAGGTAAGTGAACTTGAAGCAAAACTTTCTGTTGAGGTTCAAGAAGAAGTTGTAGAAGAGCCTAAACAAGAACTTTCTAAAGCTTTCAAACACACACCTGAAGTAAAAAGCGAAAAGAAGAAAATTCAATTTTCTCAAAATCGCACATTAACAACCTTTGATAGAGTA